TTATAATCAGTATCACGTCTTTCTGTGCTTACTTCCATTTCACCACATCTTACACCATACTCGTTAAGGTATTCGTTTCTAGGATATGCAGGTTCTATAAACAAAGCCAACATTGTAAGAGCTAAAATAAGTAATCCTGTAAAATAATAATTCATCCTGGCTATCTCCATAATTCATTACCTATTTAAATCCTTAATATCATAGTCGTGTTCTCTAACTTGATCTGCTAGTTGTCTATATAAATTTTCTGCCATTTGCCACGTAGATTCTGCAGAAGTTAATCTTGTATTTTGATCTACAATTTTATCTTCAGCAACTTTTAAATCTCTTTTAAGATCTACAATTTCTTGTTGGTTAGTGTTGATAGTATCTGTAAGATTAACAATATAACGAACGCCAGTAAACGTACCAACTAGTACTGAAGCTACTACAGGTACTAATACAAAATTCTTTTTTAATAAATCTGCTAAGTTCATGGACCTACCAAACTTGACCGTGTAATTGATTTAATTGCTGACAACGTGGACAAGACTTTTTAAATCTAGTTACGTGCACTGCACATTTTTCAATAACTTTTTTTGGTTTAAATAAATTAAAAAATTTTTTAATCAGTTTTATCATTTTTCTTTTCCTCAATTTCATAGAAAAACTTGTCTGTATCTTCTGTACGCCAAGCTCTACTATCCTCTACGTTCCACTCGTTTGTTTGCACTTTCCAATCAGGAATATTATCTTTTACAGTAAAAGAAGGAATGTCCCATATACATCTGTTGTTGGGTTGTGCTGCAAAATTGCCGTCGTCTAACGCAATAATGTGTGCGCACTTGTGTTCGTGCGGTATCTCTGAATGATCAGTATCGACTATGTTACTCTCTGGATGTGCAAAGTCAACAGTAAATAAATATTTTCCTGCGTGCCATTTTTTATCTTTTCCTATATACTTACCGGCTTGTCCGTCTAAGATGTCCCAAGAAGTAATAGCAGGATAATAACTAAAAGAATTCCAAAGCTGAAGCTCATCAAGTCTACGTTGAGGAACATCCTCAGCCTTAAATCCACGTTGTATAAAAGCTGTAATAGGTAATCTATAAAAGATTGCACCGTTCTCCATAATCGCGTGCCAGAGAATTGCTTTACCTGTAAGAGCTGACATGCCAAAGATGATACAGTCTTCAACTTCTCCATGATGAGCTTTAAGATCATATAAATATTCTTTTCTGATTTGTGCGTATGTTACTGGTATATTAGCATTCAAATACGCCATAGTACATTATATTACCACTGCGCCTACGATAAGACCTGCAACAAAACAAACGATTTCTCTTCTGTTATGTAATTGCCATACCATAAATTTATCTACATATTTTTTAACCATGTTTCCTCCTAGTGTATGTCTCCCCAGTTTTTACCGGACTCATAGTCTACCTTGTTAGGTATCTCTAAGTCAACTGCTGATTCCATAACTTCTTTAATTAATTTAGCTTGTTTATCATTTTCTACAGAAATATCTAGTTCATCATGTATTTGTATGTGAGGTATAATACCCTCCTTATATAAATCTAACATAGATTTTTTAGTCATGTCTGCAGCTGATCCTTGTATTAATTTATTTAATGCTTTGTATGTATATGCACGTTTGATACCTGGACCATGTTCTTGTACTGCTTGTTCAAATGGTAAAGCTTTGTGCATACCAAAACTATTTGGTTCCCATAAATGGAAACGACAAAGTCTACCAAGTAATGTACGTATCTGTCCTCGTTGTTGTGCTCGATTAGATACACTTTTCATTAGTGTTCTAACAAAAGGTACTCTGTTGTGGTAAACAGAAAATAAATCTTCCGCCTTATCTTTAGATACACCAAGCTCTGCTTGTAGTTTAGCTTTACCCATACCATAAAATAAACCCAAGTTAATTGTTTTAGCTTGGTCTCTTGGTATCTGTGCCATCTTTGCAACGATAGTATGAAAGTCTGCATCTCCTTCGTTGTATGCGTCTTTAACATTAAAGACACTAGAGTCTTGATCTAAGGATGCATAGTGCACTACGAGTCTGGGTTCTTGTTGACTGTAGTCAAAGCATCCCCACTCGCAACCCGACTCAGGTATAAAGAGGGATCTGATCAAAGGACCTAAGTCTTTGTTGCGCGCAGGAATTTGTTGTAGATTAGGATTGGAATAAGAAAATCTTCCGGTTACTGTTCCCCCACTATCAGATCTAATTTGATTTATATCTGCGTGTATTCTACCTTTATGTTCGTATTTAATAATTGTATCAATGAATGTAGTATGTGCCTTGTTTATTTCTCTAGCTTTTGCTATACACTTGACTAAAGGATGTTCATGAGAAGAAAGAAAATTTTTAGTAAATGATGGAGAATTTGTTTTGGCGGTTAAATCGTAGGGTAGGTTTAGTTTTTGAAAAACTTTCTCAATACTCCTTGCTGCCCATATTTGAACATCTACTTGTGTTTCTTTTTCTACTTTGTGTAATAATTCTTTTTCTTGTTCAGCTAACTGTTTCTTTAATTTGTGAGCGCCTTCTACATCTACACGCACTCCTAAAAAACGCATATCAACGAGGCAAGGAAAAAGTTGTGTCTCTAAATCAAAAATAGATCCTAGATCCTGGTCGCTTAATTCTTTTTGCATGACTCTCCACAAAGCTAACGTTAACTCTGCATCACGTTCAGCGTAGTTACCAACATACATTGCTGGCATCTTCCACATGTCTGCTTTAGGATCTAGTCCCCATTCTTTTGCAGCTGCAACTAATTCTGTTTCGTTTTTACCTCGACCACAATAATCCCAACCCAAAGATCCAAGATCATATCTAAATCTATTTTCATTAACTAATGATGCAGCAATCATAGTGTCATATAAATTTCCGTTTAATTTTATTCCCATCGAACGAATCCAACACACGTCGTACATTGCATTATGAAAAACTTTGTCTGCTGGACATTCGCAAATGTCCTTAAACCATTGTAAAACCTTGCTTTTTTCAAGGTTACCACCGCCTTCGTGATCGAAAGGAAAGTATCCTGCGTAGCCATCAACAGCAATTGCTATGCCTACTACTTTACCTCTACCAACAATAGAACCTGTTCCTAAACTTTTTAAATCTGGATCATGTGTTTCTAAATCAATAGCGATTGTATCTGCTTGTCTTAAGTCTGGAAATTCTGTAGGCTTTACCCACTCTGTTTGTGCTTCAATCATTTATAGTCTCTTTCAATAATCATTTCTATAAAGTGTATTGCCTTTAATAAATCCTGTTTCTTTCCTTTATCGCGGTGGCGAATAATATATTTTATAGCACACCCTTCCGGGTATAGCAACTCATTCTCAACAACAAATTTGCTGGGCTGAATTTTATATTTCTGGTAGTGTGATCCTCCGTGCTGCTTGTTCCAAACTTTACTCATAGTTTAAACTCCTTTGATTTATTTTTGCATTTAATTACAAACAAGTTTTGCATTGTTCTTGTTGTTCCCACATACCAAACTCTAAATTCTTCGTCTTGTTTTGCTTGAGATTTCTTTGCTCCTTTAATTGTATTAGTAGTTTGATTTAAAAATAAAACTACATTAGTTGCTTCTCCACCTTTTGCGCCATGTATAGTAGAAATTTTTATTCTTGGATCTTTAGATAAATCTTCTTTGTTAGTTAACATTGCTTTCATGTATTCTTTTTGTGATAATGAACCTGTGTTAAATGCTTCGTACCATTCTTTAGTAAGATCCTTGTCGCCTGATACTCGTTCCTTGATTCTTTGTTCTTGTACCTCGCCAATAGGTTCACCGCGTTTTAATTTATCCCAAGATAAAATATCTTCGTACAAACTTTTACCAATACTATTACCTTGTGCTGTACTAAAAAATAATCCTTTACGTTTTAAATAAGGAGCTATAGGTTTTAACAACGCTTTAGTTCTAGTAAGAATTAACCAGTCTCCTTCCGTTAAATCTATATCGTTTAATTTGTATCTTTCAAAAATATTTCCTACTTCTGCTTTAGGTAAATAATCTTTTTGTATTCTGTTATAATAAATTCTGTTGATGATTCCTAAAGCTTTTTGTTGTACAATACTTGGCACTCTTTCAGATTTATTTAAAAGTATTTCTCTTGACTTCCAATAAATAAAAGAATCTACATCTGCACCAGCCCAACCAAAGATAGCTTGATCATCATCACCTGCTACCCATACATCACATCCTGTATCTTTTTCTAGTTTTTCTATAATAGACCATTGTATCAATGACAGGTCCTGAGCTTCATCTACAAAAATAACTTTAAATTTAGGTATCTCATCACGATGTTGTTTTAAAAATTTTTCTAGCATATCGGTAAAATCAATTAGACCATATGTCTTTTTATAATTTTTTATCTCTGTATCTATTGCTAGTAGTTTGCTTCTTTCTATCCAGGTTAAATGTTCATTAAGATCAAACTGCTCTTCTACAGGTATTTGTTTTACCCTGGCTAAATTAATTAAACTTAAATATTCGCTATCAGATGAAAAAATTCCGTTAAAATTATTTGTTTCGTAAGCTGCGTATTTAATTTGTATACCAGCACTCTCTCCTATTGCTTTGTAATTGCCTTCTTGCATTACGTTTTCTTCTTTTAATGATAAATTATTAAACGCTAATGAGTGCAACGTTTGAAAGTACTTCACATCTTTCTTATCTAGATGTTGATTTTGAGCCAGGAATCTATCTCGTGCTTCACCAGCTGCCTTACGTGTGAATGCAAAGTAACCTATTTGATCTAAACGTGTGCCATCTTTTACATATTTATGTACAGTATTTAATAATCTTCTTGTCTTACCTGTGCCTGGTGGACCTACAACTTTATATCTAGCCATTAGTAATTACTTTCCTTTCTTACCACTGGTTTATATTCTATTTTATCTACATGTAATTGTACAACCTTACATACCTTAAGAGTTTTACCATCTACGTTTAATGAATGATCAAACTCTACATTACATTTATCTTTTAGTTTTTGTGCAATTTTTTCTTCTGGTATTTTCCAACCATTACCTAAATGTTCAATAAAAGAATTAAACCTAAAATAATGATAGCCTTCTTCTGTATAACAAGAACCATTGTGTATTTGACTACGTTGATGTGCTTGTGGTCCATTAATACAATATTGAAATAGCTCTTCTTCTAATCTATCTTCTATCTGTGTGCCTTTAGGTGGTGTAATTTTTTGTCCATTTCTACGCCACTCATTTAATTTTGCTCTAAAGTCTTTTGGTTTTAATGGTTCAAAGTATACACCTGTCTGTTGCCATACTAAATTTAAAACTTCTTTCTGAGTTGTCATCAGTTTTGTATTAGTAATTACTACCTGTATCTTGTCATCGTTAGGCATAATAACATTAAATCTGTATTCAGGTTCTGCATAAGTTATCATTTCAAAATCTTGTATCTCTGGAAAAACAGAAATGCTATCTGACTTAACACCAAAAGGTCTTTTGTAACAAAGACTCCGCATACATTTATCTTTGATAGGATCTTCATAACAGGTGTGACCTGCAGTTTCTCCTTTCCATGCTTTTATTTTAAGATCTAGTTTTGCTTTGTCCCAAGGGCTTTCTAAATAACTATAGTTTGCAGCCGATACTTGATCAGGCCATTTGTCTTTGTATTTCTTTTTAGCAAAGACCATATAATTATACATAAACCTATCTCTGCCATCATCTAATTTTGTTTTAGAACACAATGCTAAACATGGTGGACCATCGTCAAATTCTTTGTTAGTGCCTACTAAAATATTGCTGTGTGTTTCTTCAACAAGTTTATCTAAAGTTTCTTTGTCAATCTTAGATTCGTTAGCAAATTTTATAAATGCTTCTACTGATAGTTTAGAATTGTTTTTGTCTACTGCGTATCTATTAGAATTACCATTGTCGTAGTATGGTAAGTTTATAAAGTTTCCTGGTTTTATGTCGCCTTTGTCATCCTTCTGTAATTCTTTCTGTTTAGGAAAAACCTCTGTGGTAGGCTTTAATCCTAGTGGTAGTAGAAAAGCCTTTAATGCCTCTATCAAATCCACGGTAGGGATAGCCTCCTTTAAAAATATATAACAATGTAGTCCACCACTTTTAGAAAGTATGGGAACTAATGGTAATTTGTATTGTTGAAATAATGCTAAATAGTTTTCTATTTTAAATGTTCCATAGTCTGGTGGGTCAATGTCTATGCAACCAAACTGTGCTGTCTTATCAACTCTACAAGGTTGTATACCAATAGATTTTTTTCCTTGTAAGTGATTTAGATAATCTGAATTAGTGACAGGTCTACCTGCCCATTCGTAGTTAGGCTTAATTTTGTTTTTATCAGTATCTACAGATGTATTAGACATGTCGGCCATGCCAAAATCACCTTCATACCCTTTAAACAGCTCTATAAATTCTTTATCCATAATGATCCCGGGTCGGGGTAGCTCCACTCTCGCTTTGCCACCCCTATCCTCATAAAGAGGAATCTAGTAATTAGATTCTTCTGTAGTTGCAGCTGTAGCGTTACTCTTCTTTAAAGAGTTATGGAATTCTTTCGCCATTTGATATAGCGATGCGTTATCCACTTTTCTTGCCAAAGATACTTTGTATCCATGCCAAGTAAAACTCCCTGAGTTTTCAACAGAACTTAAATTATACACTCTTGAAAACATTGGTGCCGGTAAAGCTTTGCTAGTTTTAGGATCAGTTTCAAATTGATCTTGCATCAAAGAGTTCCAACCTCTACTCACTTTTAGTTGAGTAGATTTCATAGCCATTAAAGCTTTTTCTGGTTTCTCCCCGTTAATGATTACAAAATGATTTGCTGTTTTGATAATTTCATTACCATTATCTAAACAATCTTTTCCTTGAGCATTCTTTTTTGTTTTAAGAAGAACGTCAGCTCCTCTGTCAGGACTGACAGGTCTGCCTTCTCTTCTCTCAAAAGGTGCCCACTCTGGAAATGTCAATTTGTAAAAGCAAGGTATAATTTCTATACCCTTCTCTCCATCATACAGTCTTTTAGTTACTGTATTATAGAACATTCCTGCTTCTGCTCCTTCTACATAGTTCGCATGTTTTTTTTTAGTTTCATCCGAACCACTTTGTAATAACTTAAGAAATGGTAAAGCTAAATCGTCTTTATCAATTGTCTCAAGTCCCGCACCAGCGTCTTGAATAAAATTCATTTCTGCCGGTAAGTTACCTTCTTTTTTTGTAACGTCACTTGTTTCTTGTGTCATGTTATTTGTTCCTTGTTATTTTTGTTTTGTTTCCCTTAAACAGATTAAAATGTTCAGAAGGCAAATCATCACCACTTTCGACTCGCTCTCTGTACAATGCTTTTAATGTCATAGGTTCTACCTTTAACTTTTGTTGTGGTTGGTAGCCTTGACCTTCTGCAAGACCAGCATATTGCGTAGCCTTGTCATCTTCGCCACGACCAAAGGAAACAGTAATCTCATTCTTAATAAGATCACCCAGGTCATTGTCTCGAAGCCATCTAAAAGCGCTTTCCTTTTGTGCTACAGGAATTGTTGCGCTATAAACTTCTTTAACTTCTATGGCTGAACCATCTTGAAGTTTAAGAGTTTTTAATTTCATCTGATCCATTATTTCAGGGATCACCTCTGCTGATATTTTATCTGCTTGAGCTTTCTTTTGTTTTAGAAGATGCTCCTCTTTTTCTATTTCAGATTCTAATCTTTGCAAATCTAAAACATGTTTAGATAAA